ATTTGTTAATATTATTACGAAGTGCGTGTGCTTTTCTCTGGTTTGAGAACTGGCATACGGGGGTCGGATTCCTTCATAAAACTATTATCAACAGCCTGCATTTGTGAGTTAGCTTGCTGTTTTTGATAATCTCTTCTGGCATCCATGTTTTCCTTGGAGTTCTTGCAAAGTAACAATCCTCCAACCTCTACATTACCTTTGAATTTAGAATCAACATCAGATATGATCTTTAGTTCTGGATGGTCTTCTAATTTTACAGGTTCCCATCCTTCACGAAATTTTGATGATACATTTGTCATATCAGACTGTCCAAGAGCTGATGTACGAATCCATCTAAATTCTACACCATCTTGAGGCGTTGGATCAGGTAAAGCTGATGGTCTCTGCCATGTAACTTTACGTTCTGAATTTTCTCTTGTATCTTCTGTGCGTGAGTCTCTATTAACCATTATACTGATTCCTTCAATAGTTGCGCTGCATATTGTTCAGGGGTAACTCCCAGACGTTTAGCGAGTCCTATCTGGGTGGAGGTTAGCTGCACTTTGCGTGGTTTTTTTGCACTTCTATTAACTGGGGCAACCACGGTACCAGCAGTTCGTTGAGGTGCTTCTACCTCTTCTGTCTCAACGGTCTGCTTGTCTTTTTTGAAATGCTCTGGAAATGCTTTTCCCATAGCCTCATCAATTCTTCTGTAATATTCTTCTGTGTCTAGCTTTGGATTTAATCCTGCTTTTACTAACTTTTGATGTACGCCCATAGCGTAACCTGTCATATCCTCATAGTCATCTTTTTGAAACCAATCGCTATTTGCTTCTAGCCACTCTTTGTCTTTTCCTGTTGGTTCCTGTACTTTACGTTGAGCAGGAGCCTGAGCTGGAGGAGCTGCTTCAGGCTCTTCTGCTCTTACTGGGGGTTTGTAATTATCAACCCGATACTTTTCATTTTGCACATTAGTTAATTTTTCTTGTGCCTCTATCAACTTATCAGGGTCACCGGCCTCATAAGCATCTTTGTATTCTTGTTTTGCCTGAGTAAGTTGCGCTTCAACTCTACTCTTGGCCTGCTCAACTAATACTCCTTCACCATCATCAAGTGTTTTTCTTAGCTTTTTATTTTCTTCCATGAGCTTTTGTGTGGCTGTTACAGCCTCTTCACTAAGGCGCTTGGCTTCTTCTTTTTGCCTACGCTCTTCGTGGTACTCATACTTTAACTGTTTAATTCTTTTTTGCACATCGCCTTTGTAGCTGTTGATTTCATCATCATCAGGTATATTTGGCTCTGTGTTTTCTGCCCTCTTTGGTCTGTTTCTGTCTTCTTCAGGTGTATCGTCTACAACCTCAATCTCGACTTCCTCTTTATCCAAATTAACTTCTTGTTCTATTTTTTCTGCTGTATTTTCCATCACGCCCTCGCATACTCTCTTGGATCATCAACCACAGCTTCTACTGTGTCATCGTTAATTAATCTAAATTCCTCACCTCTAAGTTTAAATCTTGTTCCAGAGTAGGATCTGAATATAACAAAATCACCTTCTTTACAGTATGGCCCATCTGGAAACTTGTCTGCATCTTTGTATGCAGCTTCTCCAGCAGATATAACCAACCCTATAATTGAAGCTGTTTGCTCTAATCCTTTTAGTGCATCTGGAATAATAACTCCTCCTGCAGTCTTTTCTTCTAACTTTGGGATAGCTATTAAAAGTTTATAACCTTTTGGTTCAGGTAGTTTGCGAGTAGTATCTTCGTCTAGTTTTATTTTTTCTGCAGAGTACATCTCTGATCCTTTTTGCAGCGATTTAGGTTCACCGTAACCTTGCAGACTCAATCGTCTGAAATAACGTTATTTTAAATATACACACCTATTGACAAAATTGGAACCCCTAATCTTCAATAAATCTCTTTTCTGCTTCCTGCAACATATCTTGGGCAATAGACATTCCCTGTATTTTTCCGACAAGTCTTTGATATTCCTCGAAATTATTTGGTCTGCCGGATGAAATATGGTTAGAGACAGCATCTATCTCTTCCTGAACTTTTTTAATAATGTGTGTATAAATAGTTTCATTACTGCTCATTTTGTAACTGCTCTGCTGCTTGCATTACTAACTTTGCTTCTTCTTTTTGATCTTTAGATGCATCGGTTGCAAGTTTGGCGGCAACTCTTACGCCCTCTCTTCTATCTTCTGACTGTAATCTTTCTTTTTGATTATTATCATTCATCATAGCTTTTTGTGCTTCAAGCTCTAACTTTGCTAAATCCATTTGTTTTTTGTGCATAAGCTCTTGCTCTTTTATAGCAAGCTCTCTTTGTTGTATTTGAGTTAAAGGATCTTGTTGTTGTCTTTGAGCTTCTCTTTGCTGCATCTCTGCATTATTTTCTTTTAATAGTTTTTCTGCCGCTTCTGCCGTTACTCTTGAAAGCTCCTCTTCCGTATCTTCTGGTAATGGCTTTTCTTCATTTGGCATTGAAACACCAAGATTCTTCTCAATCTCTTTCCTGTACTGAAATGCTACATGTTCTGTAATGTGCGCTGATAAAGCCGCCTGTATTGCACCTGCAAAAGGTGATTGACCTACAATTTCTTTAATTTTTGGATCATTTGCTGCAGCCATGTGAACTCTAATATGAGCTTCGTGATCTTGGTATTTAAATGCTTTCACTGGCTCTTGTTTTAGCATTGCCATGTTTTCTGTCACTGGATCTGCTGGTTTTATGTCATCTGGAAGTTTAATGATACTCTTTGCATCTTGTATTCCAAGAACCTCTAACATCTGCCTGTGTAGTTTGCCCATATCATATAATTGAGGTGCCTGCTGTGCTAATTGCAATGCTGCTTGGTACTGCATAACTCTTTGAGACATTGTTGCCGCATTGGGATCTGAAACTGGTATTACATCAACTCTGTCATCAAAATCTTTGGTTCTGTCAAAGTCACCTTCCATTTCGTATGCGTACTTGCCATCCATGTAATCTCTAATAACATTTGATAATAATCTTAGCTCTTTTTTCAAAGCTGCATGGAGTCTAGATTGAACACCAGACATAACTTTCATGGAGCGCTCCATAAGAGCAAGAGTTGTCCCTACTGGTGCTTGGGCGTTGATGTCTCCGACTTGTATATCCGCAACGGAGCCAATCCTTCTCCCCTCGTCAACGATATTTCCGAGCAACTGGTACAAGACCGAGCTTGGTTCTTTGTAAGGAATAAAAGTAATAGCGTCACGTATTGCACCACCCGGGACATCAACGTCACGGAACTCACCCGGCATGAGAGGCGAATCATC